CCGTCGAAGTCTATTTCAGTGCATCCGATAACTACATTGCATACCCGGAAAATTATAGATAAAGGAGTTTAGACAATGACCAAAAAAGAACAGACACGCATAGCTAATACAAATAAGATTGTATCGCAAACAAACCAGCATTTACTTCTTCTTTTGAAGATCGCTAAAAATTGGGAATACGGCTTAATAACTTATAGAGAGGCAACACAACTTATCTTTACAACATCTGCGGCGGCATTGAAGATCATCCGAAATATTGCCGTTTCCGCCAAAACCGGGCTTATTAAATCGGATTACAGTGTTTATCTCCAATGCGAAAGTTTGTTAGAGTGCGGCACCATTGAGGCGTTGCAAATGATCCATTTTGGGGAAATTTAATCCCACACTTTTTAGGCCCCCGGAGAGGATCAATCTGGACCATTACCAGCGGGAGGCCATACCCGACAGGGAAAACGAAACAAGGAGGAAAAACCATGTCAAGAATCGATATAATTCATTGTCCGTCTGGTTTTTGGGCGGTCATGGTAGACGGTCAAGTCTGGACAGCAGCAAGCCCGACAAAGGAACACGCTGAAAACATCGTCAAGGACCTGGAAAGGAGGACCGGCAGATGAAAAGAGCAATTGCAAACCTGGTCAATACCTTTTATGAGGCGGGCGATCCTTTTGGCTATAGAGACTTCGAAAGCATTATCTCCCCCGAAAGCCCGGAGGAGTACACGCTGAAAGCACTTGAGACGAACAAAGCGAAAGTAATGGAGGACCTGCGAGAAATGGTAGAGGCCCCTATCTATGACACGCTTGTAAACCTGGTCAACCCGGTATTTGAGTAAAGGAGGGATGAAACTATGGCAAGAACATATTTTAGTGGCTGGATGCACGGTCACAAAGTGGAAATTGCTGACTGGTATTGCGGCAATCTAATTCATGTGAACATCCGGTTTTACTGGTCCAGTACGGCAGTAGACCGGCCCGACAACGAAAAGTCTTTCCTGCTCAGAATCGACAGACCGGAACGTTTCAAGGATTACATGGATTCCATTGTGAATACGCTTTTCAGGGCAAAAGAGGCCCGGAACGCTGACGGATCACTCACAGTTACAGACGTGCATCTGCCTGCTATCGGTTTTTAAGTCCCCCGTGCCAGATTCGACAGGCGGAGCGGAAACGCAGAGGGTTCAAGTCCCTCCTGGCATAATCGCAATTGAAAACAATCAACTAAGCCCACCGTGGCAGAAAAGGAGAATACAATGGAAAGACCGTATGAAGAAGAAGCAAAGACGTTCTGCAACGCAATCAAGGCGTTTGCCACCAATCCCGACAACCTTGAAAACCTTGAGAGTTATCTTGCCACGCACTTCGCCACATGGATGCAGAAATACGCCGATACCCCGGAAAACATCGCCAGTGAAATGAATTCTTTCGCTGAGAATTAAGTCCCCCCTGGCATTTTTCAAAAATAAGTCCCCTGTGCCATTTTGAAAGGAGAAAAATTATGTCATATCGCTACTACTTAACCCAACGTCCCTTTATGCCCGGAACATTCCCCGGCAAGCCTACTGATTGGGAAGATATTTCCGATCACGGCAGAGTTTTCGTCCCTGAAATCAACCGTAAAGCCTGGGCATGGGTCGAGTATAAGTCCCCCCTGGCTCAGAAAGATGTGGACGATTACGAGTTGACACCGGCTTTTAGGGAATAAGCCCCCTGTGCCAAATTTGAAGCCCCATGTGCCAATTTCAGTTAGCTTAAAGCGTAAAGCCCCTCCTGCCTTTCTGAGAGCCTTTACAATCCATTTTAAGTCCCTCCTGCATATGTTTTACCGCATAGAGGCGCAAGACGATTATAGAGGCTTTCAGAGGGTTTGATGGGACGCAAAAGAAATTTGGCAATAACGTAATTTGCCTATTGACAATACCGTGATTGTTTGCTACAATGGAGACAGTTAAAGAACAGCACATGAAAGGAGACAGCAATGGACCTCGCAAAAGCACAGCAGATTGAACACGCTTGCATAAATGGGCGTAACGTATGGATCTACCTCATTCAGTCAACCATAGGCGACTACTTCTTCACTCAGTATGAAGAGAAGGGCATGGAGATTACAGACAGCTACGTTGGACAGTCCCAAGAGAAGGCTGAAAAGGCGTTTAACAGAGCAGTAAAGAAAATTCTTGCAGATAAGTAAAGAACAGCCCTCGGTGGCATGAAAGGAGATAGCAAATGTTTATTATGTACTATAAAGAATTATACATGGTTAAAGAACCCATGACAAAAAATAGAACCTGCCAAACTTGGAGGGGAAAACAGATCGCTATGTGTGAAGAAGATGCTCCGTTGTTAGATTATATTAGACAACAAAAAGAACCAGAAAAATATTACATAGAAAAGCAGCCGGAACGCAAATAGAAAGTTTTGTGCCCGGAGGTTACGAAGGCAAGGAAAGGAGAAAGCAAATGTTTACAGTACACGGAAAGGCCCTCAACAACAGCAACAACATCATGGATGCAATCGCAACCTACATGGACGATGATATTCGGGAAACGGTTCACGCAGAACTGGCTCCCTGCACGAATGACGAGTTCATCGCCCGGTATCTTGAACTTGATCCTGACTTTGAGGAACTTCTGGTCAGCGAGTTTAGTTTCCGGGAAGTAGATACCCCTGCCGAATTAGAAGAGGACTAAGACCGGAACATTTTCTTGACCTCACGAAAAAGATAGAATACGGACGATAAGAAGGAGGTGTGAAAATGCCAACGAAAAGAAAGATCACTCCTGAATATATGCAGAAAGTCCGGGAGTACAATGACCGCAACTACGAAAAGCTGACACTCATGCTATCGAAGGGCATTAAGGACGAGTGGAAAGCCGAAGCCAAGAAGAAGGGCATGAGCCTTACAAGATTCGTTACAGAGGCGGTCACGCAGTACATAGTCAGCGAGGGGCAGATGATTCCGCAGGAACCGGACGAGAACTAAGCCCCCGGTGGCAAAAGGGGGATAACATGATTCGTTGTTGTGAATGTAGTTTTTGTGAGGTTGAAGTAGAGGACAGATACGCAGGCATAGAGGATGTTTTTGATACGGTCATTCTTTCCCGATTCTGTACACTGAAATTTGACAAAGAACAGGGCTTGTACGAAGAAGTAGACCAGAACGGTACTTGCAAAGAAGCAAAACCGCTGCCTTGAGTAAATCCTTGAGTGAACTTGCGTAAATTCCCAGGAAGGAGGTCCCCGGTGCCAGAAATTAGTAAGCTGCCCGACAAAAGCCGACAGGCAATCCGCTATTTCAGGGAAATGCTTTTCAGCGATAATCCCGACCTGGTGCAGAGCGCACGTTTCGCACTTGTGGGATACCTTCTCGGCTTAACAGATGCCGGTGTGCTGACAAGTGAAGAAACCGACCGGCTAATAAAAGATTTGAAAGGAGTTTGAGGTGTTTGACTTAATCGAAAACCATGAAGTGTTAGATCGTGACGGAAATCTGACCCTTGTCCATTTCGTTAATCAGGTCATGGATACCGCCGTTCTGGTCAAGAATATGGGCGAAGAGAATCAGGAAGCGCTTGTCCTTGCGTCTCCCCTGTCTGATTATCCGACCTGTCTCGAAGATGCGGTCAACAACTATACATGGGTCAGCCCGGAAGATAAGGACTGGTCCGAGGAAGGAGGGTTTGATTGAAAGTCTACGTTGTAACAGCCGGTGAGTATTCCAGCTATCGCATCGAAGCAATCTTCACAGAGCGAGAGAAAGCAGTCGCATACGTCACTATTCATTCGAGCCAGTACAACAATCTCTACATCGAACCGTACGAAACAGAGGACGGTGCGGTTTCTGACGGCAGAGATGTTTTCCGTGTCTACATTGATGGCGGACAATTTACCGTAAGGAAACTTCCTGAAAGTGCGTTTGCCAACAGAGGTTTCAACTTCTACAATAAGATGCTCGTGCAGCAGTACCCGGTCAAAGCAAAAGACCCCGAAGGAAATCTACTTACAATCGGATATAAGCGTTGCATTGACGTTGTAGCCAAAGATAAAGCCCATGCACTCAAAATTGCCCAGGATAAGTGGGCGGAGTACAAAGCACAGAAAGCCGGGATTTAAGATACCCCTGTCCCAAAGAAAAAAGCGATAGCCCGAAAGCTACCGCTCTTTTTGTGTCTCAAAGTTTTGAGGCAATGCTCAACGCCAATCTTCTTGCAACGAAAGGACTAAAAGATTCATAGTCTGCGAACCTTGCCCCACGAGCAACCCTACACGCAGCTTTTACAATCTTCACATCCTCCGATTTGATATAGTTTGAATCCGCTCCCCAAAGATAGAGCTTTCCATCGTGGCCCGCCGGGAACGCTCCGAAATAATCTCCGTCAATCAGTTCGTAGTTAAACGGACAGATGTTTGTCCCATCCATTACGTTACCCCACTCTACCGCATCAAACGGATCATCGTCGTCAATATCAGGGATACCGCCAACAATGAGAATCGGATTCACCACAAGCGCATTGCCATCTCTATCGGCCTTTCTGTCAGCAAGCCTAACTATCTTTTGTGCATCGTACTCGTCCATCTGCCCCTTCACTTCAATCCAGAGGTCAAACGGCTCGTTCCCAACATGCCCCCTGTACCCATAGCACTTCACTTCGAAGTCAGGAAGATACCTGTATCCATGCCCAACATCAAAGCACTCAGGTTCATATTCATATTTAACACCGAGCGCATCAAAGAAAACGGCCCATCGTGCCTCTAAGCGAGAGCGAAACATATATCCGTTATACTCGGCTTCTATCGCCGCAACCCTTGTGTTACTCATTTGTCCCCTCCCCTATCATACGTAAGCGTCCATGACATACTCACGAATCTGACCACCGTCAAACTTTACCGTTATGGAGCGTGGGAAAGCATCGTTTATGGCATATTCGTATTTCACTTCTTCGACCTTGAAGTGATGATTCTCGCAGTCCTCGCAATCTTCCTTGGATTCAAAAGCCGTTCCGCAACATTCGCACTGATACCGCATTACTTCCTTCATTCAGTCCTCCCTCTCTTTCCAAATAACTCTTGGGTACTCGTGTCTCCGCATTTCCTGATAGCCACACTTAACACATTGATGCTGATAACGTGTCGGGTGTGACTGAGTAACATATCCTGTAGCAGTCATTCTTCCGCCGCATTTGTCGCAGTACAGCTCAACCAACTCGGCATCAATCGGTCTTGTTTTCTTCATGTTTAAACCCATCCGCAGTAAAACAAATCTTTGATTTCTTCCCAGGTATCAGGCCCGACATAAAGCGCATCTCTGCCTCGTGCACTCTGCTGAATATACGCCTCCTTCTCAGGTCCATAAACAGGCTTCATTCCATACCGCTTACGCCATTTCTTATCAATGCGTTTTTTGCGGTGATGCCGTTTCTGCTCAAATCCAATCGTTTCGCACATGAACGACTTCGGAAGAACTACAACTCGCAGCCCAAACATCTTTGCGTATTGAATCGCCGTGAGTGGTTTATCAAGGCCGATTGTCGCTGAGAAGTTCTGCCCCAAAAGATTGAGCGACATATCCGGCGTTTCATCTGCTGACGGACTTTTTATCTCAACCGAGATTTCTTTTACCTCGCCCATCCTGAAAACTTTGTTTCCGTCTATCTGAGCAAAGTACAGTTCGTTTACCTGCCGAGAGGTATCTATACCTGGGTTCCAAATAGGCTTACCAGCTATCATTCAGTCCCTCCTACGTTTATCTCGCAGTAATCCTTGCCATCACATCCGTTCTCATCCGCACCATAAACCTGATTCAATTCAGCGACCGCCTCTCTCAGAACAGTGCTGAATCTATGACAGCAATGGTTCTCTTCGTCATACTCGGCGCAATCGTGGCAATATGGATACTTGTCAGGGACCTCAATATGCTGTACGTCAGGAACCTTAACATATCTCGCAGTATTACCGTTTGCGTCAGTGACCGTAAAGGCAGCGGTCGTAGCAACATCAAGATTTAGGAACTGATCGTAAAGGTCCTCGGTGGTTTCGCCAAAAAGCTCAGTCATTGAAAGCCCCCTCTGTAATCTCCTGCATGTAAGGAAGGTTATTAAGAATCTTCACGAACTCACGCCACTCGTCAAGTTTGTGGCCCCTCCTCTGCTTCATCATACTGACCGCCACTTCATAGTTGAGCATAACGGTCCTTTTCTGATTGTAGGAAGAAGGAAGAAGCTGAATTAACTGCCACCAGAACTTCTTGTCTTTGGTCTTGAGGAAGTTGTCTCTGAACGCATTCAGCGCATTGACCACACCTCTTAGCACTCCGGTCCCATCACCCTGGATAAGGTTCTCATGTGAGAAGTCATCCATTTCAAATTCCTTTGCGTGAATCTTGTGCATCGTTGAGCATGAGTTTTTCTCTACGCCCATCCTGTAGGTGTCAAACTCCTTCCACCAGTATAAAGGAGCGGTAATATCGCACCAGACAACGATCATCCGCATGAATTTCCGATGCTCAGTACCGGCCTTGAACAGTCTCCGCATCAGGTCCATATCGTTAGGACCAATGCTATAGTAGGTAAGCGTGACCTCATTTTCATGAAGCGGCACTTCCTTGACCCACCCGGAATCGCTCTTATCCCAACTGTTCATCGGGTTTCTCATTCCCCGGATAGCGTGTGCAAAACCGGCAACTTCGATTTCTTCAACCTTAATCATTTTCAGCCTCCCATATTGTTAATGACGAACAGAATAGCTTCTCCCCTCGGAGATATGAGCCAACGTATCAGGTCTATGAAGGTAGCGACCCATCCAATAGCGAAAGCACATGTTATTGCACCGGCAATAAGAGCTGGCCCCTCATATTCGGAAAGGCGTTCCCAACCGTTTTTATTGACGAACCACCTCACGGCGAGGAGAGCAATGGTAGCAAGGACAATCGCACCAACCGCAAGCCACACAACATCCCTGGTGATTGAAGCCCTGACAATCTCAGCGATCAAACTGTCAGCCGTTGCGCCAAAGCTCTCGCCCAACACTTCAAGCACTTCTTTTACTTCGGCAGCGGTCATCAGTACTCCTCCTCTTCGGTAAAGCCATCATCGAAGGTTTCCTCTTCATTGTCCTCTTCATCCTCTTCTTCATCGTTATCGGTGAAGTCAAGAATCTCATTCAGCGCAGTCTTCAAGGCATCAACCGTCATCCGCTTGGATACAAATGATCCGACTACTGCTCCGAAAAGAAATGCGAACACATATAACATTACATCCATTGCGTTCATTTAGCCCTCCCTGTCTGGCCCATCATTAAGGCCCTCAACATCTGCTATGTCAACCCACGTCCTGAAAACTCTGCGACCAACTAACATGTCCTGCATCAGCCGTTCCCACTCTTCCTCAGTGTCAAAAGACTTAGATATTTCTTCCGGGTCCCTTGTCCGTTTCTGATAGAAGAGATCAATAATCAGGAAAGCAACTCTGTCCCTGTTA